AGGAAGCAAAGCCGCTAAACGACGAAAGTCTTTTTGTGCTCGCTCCAGGGGCTGGACAGGACCGAGAGGTAAAGCCGCAAGACGTAGATGGAAGTGTTAGGAGGATTGAATGTCGTACACACAAACTAAAGTTACATATATCGGAACCGACGAAAATGAGTTGGAGCTTGAGAAGAAGGGCGTGAAGCCTGACTACTACGAGTACGACCAAGCGATTGCAAACGGAGACATCAAGACTAACTACGACAACTTACAAACAACGTGGCACAAAGACGGAGTTATGCAAACCGAAGGTGTCCGTGCAAAGATGGGCGAGAGTAGATTCCACACTGCTGGTGGATATTTTAATGAGTGGCTAGGGTATGGAAACAACCACAGAGTAGAAGAGTTCAAAAAGATACGACCAGATTACAATCCAAGAGAGGCTGGGTATGTCGTCAAGGCAGTTCACTTCAAGAGTGAGAACGACCAAAACAGTGCCAACGCAGAAGAAAACTTAGCGATTCCACACTATGGAGACGGAAGCAACCCAACCGCAATGAACAGTCATTTAACACATATTAATGGGTTGTATTGTAACTACACACCAGTTCTCAACGATAGCCTTATTAAAATTTCTTGTAGGTACACTGCTTACAACAACACTGGTAGTTACCCAATATGGAACTGGGGACTATGGGTAGCCAAGCGTTGGATAACTGGTGGTTGGGAAAGACATTATGCAATGGGAACACAAAGCATTACTCACGAAGTATATTGTAATTCATGGGGGTCAGGTAAACAACTTGACGTAACCTTTGGATTCAACAGTTACAACAACTCACATAGGGCTGGGATATATACAAACTCACAACCAGCGTATAGTCGATATCTCAGCATAGAAGAATACAGAAACGCAAACCCATATGGTCCAGCAGTTATGGCTTGGACACACGATAACGCTCAAAACTTATAGGAAGGAGAAAGCAATGCCAGTAAGAGTATCTTCAAGAAAAAGAGCCAACACCGCAAAGTACGGAAAAGCAAAAGCAGTATCTGCAAAAGGCAAGAACTACAAAGCCGCTGGTGTAGGAAGAATGAAGAAAGCATCTGCTCGTCGTCGTTCTATTACACGATAGTGCAAGATATATTCAAGTCGACGAACTTCACGTCGCCCCTATACAGACGTTGCAAGGGGTGTCGTGAGTTCGTTGATATACTTAAATTCCCAATGAATGGTGACACATGTCAGACGTGTATTCAGACAAAGCAGAAGAAAACAGAAAAAAATACCCAGAAGTAGCCAAGCTAGTTGACGAAGTTCGCAAGTATTTTCCTGAAGCAAAGGTCGTCAGCATAAAACCTACGACCAAATCTTCCGACGAGAATCGTACTGATAATCCTTAACAGCGTCGTTGTGCACTGCCTCCTCTTCCGACAGCTTCTCAATCGACAACTTGTATCCTAAATAGTTCAAGACTGCTTGTACGTTGTATAGATTAGCACCATTCTTTGTTCTCCATCTGCTGATGGTTCGATAGCCGAAGCCACAGTCCTCTTCTATTTTGGCTACTGGTATCTTATTTTCGTCTATCATTTTAAGAACTTCTCTTATAATAGGGTCTGTCATCTCGCACTCCTTACAGAAGAACTTGCTCTTGAAGGTATGAACCCACGATAACGTAACGTCATAGCAATGTCAGAGTGACCCATTAAATACTTCAAGTCTCCAAGGTCAGCACCAGCTTTCGCAGTAAGATATGCAAAGGTATGACGTAAGTCGTGTAGTCGTATTCTCTCATACCCCAGTTCATCACAAGCCTTTTTCAAGATATTGCCTAGTGTTGCCGATGCAACTTGTGGCGAATTGAAAACATTTAACTTAGGCAAACCTCTGTCTCTTAGCTTAATCATATCGTCGGTCAATGGTATCTCACGATAGATTGTTTTACCTTGGTGTTGTCGTTTAATTTTGTAGGTGTTGTCGCTAAACGAGTTGGTGTTGCCGTTGAGCATTTCGCCAAGTCGAGCACCAGTATCAATTAAAATTAAAAAATGAGGATAAAAATCAGGAAAATTTTTTGAGACGAACCTGAGAATTGCGGTCGCCTGGAAGGCTTCCAGGTGCGAATCTCGTTCGTCGTTTACTCTAGGCATCTGTATGTGCGGACACTTGAATCTAGTGTCTATCTTTTCGTAGTATTTTAAGATTGCTTTGAACTGATTCAGTTCTCTTTTGATTGTGTTTGGCTGAAGTGATTTGTGCTTTGCCATGTGGAAAGACCAATCAGTTATGGACTTGGTTGTTATCTTATCCAGAGACTTACCAGCCCAGTAATTTTCTATTCGGCTGATTCGTCGTTCCATATCTATATTGAGTCTTCCCTCCATGTGCTTAAACTGTCTGTACTCTTTGACAGTATCGTTGAATGTAGACATATACTTTCCTTTCTATATTAGTTGTCTCATATATGTTACATTTTATCACAAAAAAAACAAGAAGAAATCTTGTGTAAGGTGGGATATTTAGTTATTATATTTTTCAACATAAGGTTTCTCCTATGTTGGTTGTTAAGTCGAGGGGCAAGTTGGTTACTTGCCCCTCATTTCTTTTAGTGCATCTTCCATTGCATACTTCTGAAGATAGCTTTGAGCCTCCATTAGTTTAGTAATAGCTTCATTCAACAATTCATCATGAGAATGATGACCCTTTTTAAGATGATAGTTATTAAGCTTATCGACGAGTTGCATCAATGTGCATCTCGTCGCAAACAAAGTTTTATTAGACTGTGGCATTATTTACCTCCTTTGGTTAGTTCGTATTCATGAGTAATCAAACCTAGTTCTTCGTTGCCTACCCACTGCTCTTCAATCCACTTCTTCACGACAGTGCCATCTTTGAGTTTCATGTATCTGTCGTGACCACGTCTCTTATGCCTACGTTTCGGAGACCCAACATTCTTGAATTTCCTAGTGTAGTAAGTGATACCATGTGGCTTTGGTAACTCCAGATTCAGGATTCTCAATTCATTCCTCGGCATTCGTCGTCCGAACATCGTCCTCGGTTGGTATACCTTTGGACTTTCTTTCTGAATAACGAAGTGAGGATAGTTAATCAAAGCATTGAGAGCGACGATGAATCTCATGTCGCCATTCATAGAATTACAAGAGGCATGAAAGTGCTGAGTATTATTATCTTCCATGTACTGTTGAGTGAACCAAGAGTAAACCAGTTCGTGAAACGATACACTCATACGTTTGGCAACCTTGAGCATATAACGAGGTGCAATCTTCTCGTGTATCTTCCAATACGTAGAGCCAAAACCATTCATTGCAGTCTGCATTCTGACTTTCTCGTGTGCTTGGAGGTCTGCTTTCTTATGCTTGCCAACATTCTTACCAAAGAACGTGGACTCATTAAGTAAGTCAGCAGTTGGTAGTTCCTCCAACGACAAGTAGAAAGCCATTGGGGTGAAAATGATTTGCCCATTTATGGTAGTAAAAGAGTTATAGTAGAACGTCGTATCAGCGAACGACGAGCCTCGAAGTTTTCGCTGTGGAGTCCCAGGAGCAAAACTCAAGCTGTCGCTGTGGTCATAGTAACTAGCAAGTTGCCAAATATGATAACCACATTTTGTAGGAACATCTTCTTCTTTGAGTGGCTCAAGCTTATCCTCTATACCCATCTCTTTGAATCGTTCAAGATAATGCTTATGCAATAGCTTGACTCTCAACGTCTCGTTCCATTCAATCCACATATTATTCATACATGGTCTTGCAAACTCAATGAGTTCAACAAGTTTCTTTGGCGGCAACATGCTCATCTTTACCGCCTCTTCAAGTAGTTCGTCGTGGACAAAGAATCTATCGGCATTCATGATACCATTCCTAGATAAGTTCAAAGTCTGCTGAGCAAATCTAGTCTTCATAACTTTGCCAACGAACATTCTCTCAGGCATAGCAAAGCCTAAGAGAAGTTGGTTATATAAGTCGTCTAGTCTATCCATAGTGGAACCCTCCTAAAAAAGACACTAGCCAAAAGACTAGTGTCATAAAATAAAACCATGTCGGAAACATAATTACCTCCTTTCACATTTCTTACATAAGTTGTTGGTTGATAAAGCAAACAAGTTCTTGTTGAAGCTTGAACTGCAATCTTCGCAAGTCTCTGAACAATCTTCACACAAGAAGTCGCCACCGATTTCACAAGTGTAGACCTCAAGAGTATTCGCTCCACACTCGTCGCAATCAAAAAGCATACATTCGGCACAGACCCAGCCGTCGTCGGCTGGGATTCTGTTTACGAATTTGCCACTACCAAACGACGTGTCCTCTCCACAGTCTCTACAAAGCTCACTCATCATCTTTGTCCTCAATGATGAAGCCACTTAGTTGTTCTTTCATGGCTTGTTCTTTGTCTTCGTAAAAGTCTGATGGTCTCGTCGCACTGATAAGTTGCCAACCAAGTTCGTGCAGTTGGCGGTACTTATCTGGTGTATCTTCGACCTCGTCCATGACGTAGTTTATTTGGTCAACGATTTCTTTGATATTCATCATGCCCTCCCTTCCTCGACGGCAGTGATATACTCATCAAGGTCTCCGTCGTATGAGGTGTGCATTATCAAGTTGCCATGCTCGTCTTTAACGTCGTCGCCAATGACTGCATAGTCTAACCAACCATTGCCCTCTTCGACTCCTTTGAGAAAAGCATCAGCCTCTTTGCCAGTGTCGAATGTATAGGTCACTATTTGGTCTTCGCATGGGTGTTCGCCCCATGCGATTGTCATTTTTACCTTACCCTCTTGTAAGGTCTTGGTGTAGTTAATCATTTTTATCCTCCCCAAAGACGAAGATATACTTGTCGTTGTCTGCGTTGTGCAGTTCTGGAAGTTTGTTCTTGATATCTTCGTAGGTTTCTTTTTTGATTTCACTGTACCCACCGCAAGAGTAGGTCATGCAATCATTCCAATAAACACCCTCTCTGTCAGGGTCTTCATCAGGTTCCATGTTATACCATTGCTTGACTTGAATATCTGCTACGACACTTGGGTCAAGCTTGGTGCAAAAGAGATAGGAAATCGTAGGTTCAAACTCCCCATGCCTCTCGTCAATGTGAGCGAGATAATACTTGATACTCATTCGCTTTCCTCCTCGTAATGTGGTATGACATTGAATTTACTCAACGTCTTCAATTCATCTTTGGTTACTGGATAAGCGATTAGCTTGCAGTATTTTGGCTCGTAGTTAGTCGATACCTCGTAAGATTGTTCGCCGTACTTGACGATACCAATCTCTTCGTCGTCTTCGTCCCACATTCCAAAGAACTCTTTGAGGACATCTTCTTTGGTTAGCTTTGTGCCCCAATCGTCAATGGAATAGTTGGTGTAGTATGTGAACTCGTTGAAGTCTTCTTCGCAGTAGTCACAGTAGATTCTAATAAGTAGCATTTTCTTCTCCATAGAAATGAAAACGATAAGCCTCTTCCATCTCTTTGCGAGTTGGAAAGAAGACCTCGTCTTGGTTGTTAAGTTTCAGTGTGTTGTGACGAGTGAGGAAGAATCGTAGTGTTTGTCTGATTACTTCCCCAGTTCGTCGGTTGAACCCCCACACTAAGAGTTCAGCTTGCATAGTCACGACAAGTTCCTGTAACGTTCCATGTCGTCAATGCAAAGTTGCAGTTCAGTGAAACAACTGGTTGGCATACAAGTCATGTCATATTTCCAAGTCGTATCTTTGAACAGTGCATTACACATGTTGTAAAAGTTAGGAATCTCATGACCCTTGCAGTTAAAGTTAGCTAGTCCCTCTTTCACGATACCCCAAAGGTAATGCTTCTTTTGGTACTTACCGCCAACAGTTACGATAGCAACAGTTCCGTCGTCCACACTCGGAGTAGGTTCTAGGTTAGCCCACTTCAGGTCTAAGTCCCTGAACGTTTTGTGCTTCTTGCCCTTTACGTCGTCAATGAAATCTCCCAATGCGAGAGGCAGTGTCTTGACATTGTAAGGTCTTGTCGCACCACGATAACCGCCATTAGACTTAACGCCTTGTTTCTTGACTTCTTGCACTGGACTTTCGCCCAATGCAGTTAGTCTGTCGTTAGCCAACATGATTGCGGTTCGTGTTTCTTTAGCATCAAGATTCTTAATGATGCTTTCAATCAATACTAGATTACTCATCGTTAACCTCCCTTGATATGATATCTAAGTATTCGCCATTCTTACCTTTGAAGTACGAGTCAGCTAAGAAGTAGCTAAGTTCTTGCTTGAACCTATCGGTCAAGCTTGGTTTCACAATCAACCTTGCTTGTTCCATACCATTGATAAGGTCTGTCCAAAGGATATTGACAATGGCATCAAACCTTTCGCTCGGTATGATTGCATGTTCGCCATGCTCTGTGATTGATTTGCCATGCTCATCAAGCTTGGCAAGTACATCATCTTTCGCCCAAGTCTTTGGCGACTTCTCAAACCCACCTTGGTTGCGACCAGTAAGTGGTTGCCAAGGTTCATTGCGGAACAATGACGGCTGAGATATTTTTGTGCGGCGGGTAGATTTCTTCTTCGTCGTTGGTCTAGCAAACAAGACATCGCCCTCTTTAGCTATGCCAGCACTGTCATCTACAACGACACCCAGTTCTTTCAACTGTTTGTCGGCGATTGATTTAGTAATGTTCGTCATAATGTTTCTCCTCATATTGTGACGTTTTGATTGGAAAAGGCTCAGCATCAACGATTAGCTTTACCTTTGCTAAGTCTCCCATGCGAACACCCTTAGTCTTTTTGACCTTGGCTTTAATGCGTAGCCAAAAAGAGGGTGGTCTCCCTGGAGCTAGATGCAACCAGGAGTAGGGAATGATTGGTCGTCCTCGTCGCTTACCCATTGATTCGGTTCGCTTTGATAAGGTCAGAGTTGTCAACCTTGAAGTTCTGTCCA